TCACTCTGTCTCCCCAAGTAAAATTTTCGCCGCGTTCTCTGCATCTGTGAGTGGCAATGCCGCGCCCATTTGTTCATAACTGCCTTCTGGCTCAGTACCTTTCAGCGTATGGTCTGTGAGATGAAACACCATGTCGGAAAGCACCTGATGTTCAGTTCCTTCTTCATCCGTAATAGTCACAGCCATCTTAGCGCAAAATCCTTCTGCCTGATCTTCCTTGCACGGTACATAGCAACCGTTGCTGTGCAATCGGATGAGCACAATGTTGTCTGCATACCCGGCAAATGCACCGTCCTGTTTTACTGCATACATGGTGTCCCTCCAAATTTCTCTTGATAGATTTTCTCTAATCGCTCTGTGTTTGCTGTTCTCAACCGATTTTTCCAGTAGCCGTTTTCCTGCCCCGGCCATTTGTCATCCGTGAAGTCTTCACCGCAGCCGTTTTTTCTGTACCATCGGTACAGATCGTTCAGCATTTTCTGCCGCTCGGCACCTTCCTGCGTGTTCGGCCTGAAATGCTCCCACCCGTTTTCGGACGTCGCAGCGCATATCCGCCTGCCGTCTGCTGCAAACAGGAACCCTTCAATCTCCGATACAACAGTTCCGTACCGGAGATTAAATGCTCCATCGATGCCATTCCCACGGAACCGCTTATACACGATATATTCCATGCGCTTCTCCCTCATACGCAAAAGCCGGGCGCGAAGCCGAAGGAAGCGCGCGCGGTGCGGTCTTCGGCTGTCCCGTTGGTGTTCACATTCTCGAAACCGTCGGAGCTGCTCGCAAGCGGAGAACGGAGCCACCAACGAGCGGCGGCACTCGTTCCGTTGTGCTTGTACTTTACCTTGCTGTTTCCAGCGGAATAATAGGCGTACTGCGCTTGCTTACTCGCCTCGTTCGAGTTTGCTCTCGAAATGCTCCCGAAAACCTCAAACTCCGAGAGGAGGAAAAAGTAATCCTTTGTCGCCGTGACCGCACTCGCGGATGTGCTATTATTTCCCGTATTGTCCGTGTACTTGGTAACGGACTTTAGGACTGCACGGAGCGCCGCCGGAATGACTGCGATAATCGTTCCGGAATAGCTCGAGAGGCTTGTCCCGCAAATATTTGTACGCATTTGCGAGCTCGCCCATCCGCCGGAGTTCGTTGCACTACTGTTCATAGAGAAATAGCCGGTTGTCGAAACGGGCGAGGTATAGTAACTATCGCAGAAACACACGTCCGTGCCGCCGGAGAGCGCGGTCTTTGCAAGTTGGAAATGGATACGGTTTTCCCCTTCTAGGCTCGCGTTATGGTTAAATCCAATAATGAACGCATATGTTGTGTAATTAGATAGTGTAAGATGTCCAACCGTGCCGTTTAGCGTTACAGCCTTTCGGTCACCGACGCTCCAATAGTTCGCGCCCTGTCCCGCGTCGGATATATCTTTTATTGTTTCCCAAGTATTTTTATTCAGTGTCGGATATACAAAATTAAGCGCCACCGCGTAACTATCCGTGATGGATACGGTTTTTGTGTCGGACGTTTGCCCGTTGAGTGTAGCCTTGACGCTCCATGTACCGGCCTCCGGTACGGTAAGCGTGCAAACGCCGGTGCTGTCAGATGTTCCTCTGATCGTTTTTGAGCCGTTCGTCGCCGTGACCGTCGCACCGGCAGATACTGTTACGATCAGCTGCAGAGCGATTCCGGTCTGAATCGTACCGACTGCTGCGGCAAGCCCTTCGATGGTCTGTGCCGCAGGGGCTGTGCCTCCTTTGGCCTCCACTGCGTCATACGCCGCGCCGACTGCCGTTATAATGCGGTCGATCCCGCTCTGGATACTCATGTCGGCCTCCTTAAATCGCGGCGAGGGCGTTTTCGATGTCGTCTGTCAGGCTGACTGTGCCGCCGGAGGTATAGCCTGCGGGGATGTCTACGCTGGTCTGCGTGAGGCCGTCGATGGTCTTCGAGATTGCGCCGTTGTTGGCCATCGTGCCCTCGATCTTCGCGCCAGTCGCGTCGACGATGAATTTTCCGTCCAGCACGTCGCCCGCGCCAGCTGTCACGCCGGAAACGTCCTTGTACTTGGCCGGGATCGCGCCGACCGTGACCTTGCCGAGGACTTTACCCTTCGTTGGCGTGATGTCCTGCGCGGCCTCGGCAGGCGTGGCGGACTTGGTTTCCAGCACGACGGATACCTTGCCCGCGCCGGAGTGCTTGCCCGCCGGGACGGTGTATTCCTGATTGCCGGTCGTCGCGTCCAGCACCTTGGATACCGCGCCGTTGTCCGGCATGGTGCCGGCCTGCGTTACGCCGTCTGCATCGATAAAGACTTTATTCGCCAGCACGTCGCCGGGCGCGGCGGTCGTGGCGGAGACGTCCTGATAGTTTTCCGGAATCGCTCCGACGGTCACGCCGGACAGGCCGTAATAGCCCTGATCGGGCGTGACGGCCTGCTGTTCCTTGCTCGGCGTTACCGACTTGGCTTGCAGCTGGTAGTTGCCGCCGCCTCCGACGCCCTTGACCGTGCCGGTGCCGTCGTGATAGCCTTTCGGAACGGTGTAGGACTCACCCTCCTTGACCTGCGCGTCGACCGCGCCGTTATTCTTGATGGCGGCAGCCTTGTCGGCCAGCGCGCCGAGCTTGTCCGTGCTCGCGGCGAGGCCGAGGCCGACGAGCCATGTGCGCAGCTTGTTCCGCGCGGTCTGCAGTCTGGTAATTTCGGTTTGTGTGCTCATAAAATCACTCCTTAAATCGTTGCGAGCAGCGCGTTGATGTTGCCGACCTCCGCAAACACGGCGGCGGAGGTTACGGGCTTTGTGTTGTCCTTTTCTACGGCGTCCGCCGTGTCGACGGACAGGGTGTTCGTTTCGGCGTCCAGCTTGAGGCCGGGGCCAATGTTGTAGCCTCCGCCGGAGTCGCCGCCAGCACGCACGGAAACGTTAAAGGAAACGTCGATCGGGGCGCGGTTCTTGAGTTCAAATTCAATGCCGCCCATCACAACACCGCCTTTGATAGCGCGTGCGCAACGTCGATCTGCTTGATCTCCGAGCCAATCACGTCACCGCTCTTGAATTTCACGCGCACCTGCATCTGGCAGAGCTTCGGGAGCCGAAAGGTCTCCTGCTGGGTGAGGGGAAACAGAAACTTTCCGTCCTCGTATCCGATCTCTCCCGGATAGCTCTTTTGCAGATAAAGCAGAGAAATTTCCACCTTTTCAACGCTTGCAACGTCCAGAGGCTGCCCTTTATTCTTGATGGTAACACTAAGGTTATACGAATCTCCCTGTACCAAATGCCGCACCTCCGTTCTATGTGCCGATAATCTTGCATTCTGCCGCCGCGATTCCGCTGAGGCGAATGTCCATACTGGTGATCGTTCCGGTGATCTTCGTGCCCCACGGCGTTGTGGTCTGCACGTAATCGCCCGGGGCTTCCTTGTCCATGATAATTTTGACACTGTGCGTCTGACGGCGCATATAGTAGTCAAAGACGTGCTGCGCGACGGCGGCAACGTTGTCGCTGTTGACCAGCGTAGCGTCGCGCACCTCGATGACGTTCGGCTTGGTCTGCGTGGTGGCGTTCGGATTGGTCTTGGACGTGACCGACGTCGTGTGATAGTAGGTCGTACCGCCGACCTCCACGCTCTCTCCGCTTCCGGACGTCGAATAGTTGTGTGCCGTCACGCGGATCTCCGTGACCGCTGCCGCCGTTTCAACGCTGCCGCCCGTGTATGTCCGGTCAAGTGGGATCGTGGCAGGAGAGGCCGCTGTGAGCCTCCGGACGCGCACGCCGCGCGAAGCGCTTGTGTCAATGGTCGCACGAAGCGCGAAAACGATCTGTTGCAGCGCTTCTCGTTTCGTGCAGTCCGGGATATAGCCAGTTACGGTCTCGTCTTCCAGCGCAGGGTCGAAGTCCAGCGTGAAGTGCGCGCCGAGAATCGAGGCTATCAGCTCCTTCGCGTTTTTGCTGCTGTAGACCGCCGCCGCGAAGGGCTCGTCGTCCAGAATGCCGAGCGCGTCCTGGCAGGATACATCATAGAGCCGTTCGCTCGACCGGGACGAGATTTTGATGTAAAAGACGCCGATTAGCTTTGCACCGTCGTAGGCGCTGACGGGCTGCTTTTCCTGAAAAATGAAGTCGATGTTGTCCGAATTGTCGAGCGTGAAATCCAGTGTGTTGATCTCCACGTCGTCAGAAATCACGCTGACGCCCTCGGTGACGCTGACGCTGCGCAGGTCCTCCCGCTCGAATTCCCGGACGATGCCGAAGAAGATCTGTCTGAGTTTCGCGTACCGGTACGGCAGGCTCGTCTTTTTCAGCTCGATCACGAGTTTGTTGTATCCGGAGACAGGCTTTGCGCAGAAATACTTCTGGCCGTCCGGCGTGAAGTCCTGCGACGCGACGGTTGTCTCGCCGTTGTACCACGTCATGGTCAGGGCGCTGCAATAGTCGCCGGTGCCACCGTCAAAATAGAGGTAAATGCCGGAGCTTGCGAACGTGCCGTCCAGCGTGATGGTCAGCGTCGGGTTTGCGTCGAAGGTGCAGTCTGCTTTGCTCGGCTCGGTAGACCAGAAGGCCGCCCGCTCGGTCGTGAGGATCGGGCGGGAGCCGTCCAGCATCCACTGGTTCAGCTCGTTTGTTGCGACGATCACCGACTCTGTGCCATACGGCAGTTCCGGAAGGTCGGAGAAGGGCTGCGCAGCGGTGCTTGCAACGCTTGCCGCCGCTGCTGCGCCTACCGCTACGTCCTCATAGATCACGCGTACACTCATACCGGCGTCCTCTTGGGTTTCATAGCGACAAAATTGATCGTCAAATTGCCCCAATCATTGCGCCCGTCGTAGCTCCCGGTGAGCTCATCGTCGCCGTTTGCTACATAGGCGTCAAAGGTCATAGTCCCCTGCGCATATGGGACGGTCAGCACGTGGCTGTCGACCGGGGCAGAAATGCTCTCATAAAAATCATCGTATTCCTCCGGGTCTGACGATACAGGATCAATTTCAAGGCTGTAGTTGTAATACGTGCCGATAATATCACGGGTCATCGCGCCGGTCATAACGCGCCCGGCGTTGTCGCCGTCTAGGACGGAGAACGACCGCTTGCAGCTCACGACGTGAAGATTGAAATACGCCTTGCCGTCAAGGCTCAGTGCGCTTCTCATGTCTTCACCCCCGCAAGCTTCACGCCGACGCGCTGCGTCTCTTCGTTGTTCAGCTGATAGATCGTGCGGCCAAGCTCACGCCGGTCAAGCTGGAAGATAACCGTCATTTGTCTGCTTCCCGCTACGCCGGTCTCGTTCATGGCCTGCTTGAATGCCTGCACCATCGTGGAAAGCGGCGTCTCGATGTTCGTCCCGCTCTTCTGGTCGCCGAGGACGGCCATGAATTCCCGGTTCGGCGGGATGATCGCGCCGGAGGCGAGACGAGGGAGCTGGACGCGCGACACTGGCGGAATGTTGATTCCAATGGTTTTCCCGCCAACCAGCGGTACACCATCCGGAATCTCGAAATGAATTTTATTCAGCGCCGAAAGCAGTAGGTTGATGCCGTCGATGATGAAGTTAATTCCGCCCTCTATTGTGCCGATTACGAGATTCCAGACGCCTTTCAGAATGTCAAGGACGCCGTTCCACGCTTTCTTCCAATCTCCGGTGAACACGCCGGTCAGGAAGGTGATCAGGCCTTTCAGGATTTTTTTCCACGCCTCGTACTGATCGGAAAACTTTTTTCCAATTGTCTCAAATATTGCGGCGAGTGCCGGATTTTTTTGCTTTAACCAATCGACAAACGCGCTCCATGCGTCCCTGATGGAGTTTACGACGGCGTTCCACGTCTGCTTCAGCCCGCTCCATATCTGCTTTGCACCCTCTAACGCAAGTTTCATGTCGCCGGTAAAGATGCCCTTGAAAAACTTTCCGAATCCGGACACAACATCTTTCAGCCCGTTGATCAGCTCCTCGCCGTGCCCTGTAAAAGAGACAAGTGCAACAAGGATCGATGCAATTGCGGCGATCAGCAGCGGAATCCAGCTGCCCGTCAGGATGCTGATCCCGATACCGGCGGCAAGCAGTCCGGCGATGATGGTCAGTGTGTTTTCCAGCGTAAAGCCGTTTTCGATCACATCTTTGATCCCGACGACTAACATCGCAAGGCCACCCACCACGAGAGCGATTGCCGCAGCGGTCGGCCCAAACGCAAGGGCGAGTCCACCCGCAAGCGCCGCAAGACCGCCGAGCATACCGAGGAAGTTTGTCATGTCGATTCCGTTGTTCCATGCGTCCAGCCAGAAATAGACGAGCGCGAACGCGCCAGCCGCAGCGAGCGCGATGCCGCCGATCTTGCCGAGGTCGTCGGTAAACATACTGGCGATCTTCCACGCAAGGAGCCCTGCGGCGATTGCCCCGACAATGCCAAGAATGTCGTTCAGTTTGTCTTCGGCAAGATCCAGATTGGAGAAATCCGGCGTGATCCCGCTCGAAGCGCCTGCTCCGCTCGTCCCGCCGCCTCCGGAGGCCTGATTGCTGGTGATCTGATTGATCTCGTCAAAGCTTGCCATGCTCTTGCTCGCGTCCTCTGCGGCAGAGCCTACGCCCTCCAACGCCTCTTTCTCGGCGTTCAGTCCCTTCGCGGCAGATACCTGCGAGCTCCAGCTTTTCCCGGACAGCATACCGAAAAACTTTGCGATTGCCGTCACGACTTGTGCCAGAATGTTGACCAGCTTCACAAAAACCGGGATCACGACTTCGAGGATCGGCTGCGCAAGCGTCAGAAGAGCTGCTTTTAGCTGCGCGATAGATGCACGGGCCGCCTCATTCTGCATGATCGTCTCCCCGAGCCAGCTGCGCAGCTGGGAAAGGCCGCGGGACAGGACAGTAAAGACCAGCGCGCTCCTCAGCACCCCGCTTAATCTTCTCCCGAATTTATTCATGCTTTTTTCGACGCGCGCCGACGCTTCGGCCATGCGGGCCGAAGCTCCGCTGGCATTTGTGATCTGCTGCACCAGCTCTCCGGCTTTAGCCTTTGCAGCGTCAAGCGCAGCAGCCTGGTTTATCACCTTGTCGGTGATCTTTGCATATTGACTCCCAAGCTTTTCCGCCGTTTTGTTTTGCTGCACCAGCAGCTGTTCCTGCTCTTTGATCTGCGCAGCAACCTCCGCCTGCCGAGAATAAGCGTCTATGTACTCCGCTGGATTAGCCGAAGCGCTTCCGGACGTGATGCCCTTAAGGCGGTCAGCCTCCGAGCGGAGCGATTTCAGCGCGTCTTCCGTCTGCTTTGCGGCCTGAAGCGCTGCGTCGAGTTCCTTTTTTATCCCGCTCTGCGTGCCGGTGTCCTCGTTTAGCTTGGCTTCCATCTTGTCGATTTTCGCAGACAGCGTATCCAGCTCTTTTTGTGCCTTTTTCGCGTCCGCGTCGACAGCGATCACAATTTTCCCATCTGCCATATTTTCACCACCTTTTCGGTTGATTTTTGTCATTATTTGTGTTATCTTCCAAGTAAGGAGGGAAGAAATATGAGTGATTGCATTATCCAAATCAGCCGGGACAATTCTTTTTACGGTTCTGGCCTGACCGTCGGCGTTGCATTGGATGGCTGTGATGTCGGCACGCTGAAAAACGGTGAAGAACTTCGAGCTGTGGCCGCTCCGGGCCAGCACGAACTTTCTTTTTACCGGTATCGCCGTCTGGATAAAACCATATCCTTTACCATTGCCGAAGGGCAACAGAATGCGTTTTTTACCATCAAGATTAACGCCTCGAACCGCGTTGACGTTGTTGGCGGGCTAAAAACCAAAAAGCAGGCGAAACGCCCCAGCGGCTGCCTGACGGCTTTAATCGTATTCCTCTGTCTTTTCGTCTTTATTGGCGCGGCCTTTGCTTCCTGCGGATCGTCCTCCAAGCCGGAAAAGGTCGGACCCTCAGTTTCTTCTTCGCAGCAGCCGCCGCAGCAATCCGATTCCGGGCCTGAAACATTTGGCGTTGGGGATCAGGTCGTTCTAGACGGCGTGGCGGTCACGTTGCTCAGTGTTACCGAGAATTCCGGCCAAAATTACGTCTCGCCGGATGATGGAAAGGTCTTTGTTCTGTGCGAATTCGAGATCGAAAACAATTCATCCCACGATATTGCGTCCAGCACCATGCTTTCATTCGAAAGCTACATTGATGGCTATACAACCAGCCTCAGCCTCACCGCGATGATGAGTTCCGACGAGCCGCAGCTTGACGGCACGATTGCCGCCGGGAAGAAAATGAAAGGTGTCGTCGGATATGAAGCGCCGCAGGATTGGAGTGAGATCGAGATTCGATTCTCTCCAAGCTTCTGGGGTAGCGAAATCGTTTTCGAGTATAAAAAATAAGTTTTTCCTGCTGCCGCCCCTTAACCGGGGCGGCTGTTTTTTGTCCCGACTCCCCATACGGCAAGCAGGTCGGCTTCGGCCTCCGAGTATGTTGTCTTCAGATCGACGATATCCCGGTTGCGCCGGTAGAAATCCCTCTCCTGTTTGTCGAGGCTCTTCCCTCTGGCCTTTTTATCGCGGATAGAAACCACCTGTGCATACAGGCAATCTCCGATTTCTTGATAGTACGATAGAAACGAATACCAATGCAGGTATTCCAGCGCCCTGACCTCGCAGCCCGCGATTCGGTTGATAGGCGCAATATAGAGATCAAAGTCCTGCGCCCATGACATGATCTCTGGCTGCTTTCTCTTCTCTCGATTCTCCTGCCCGTGGTCGATGAAGCGGAAGCACTGGTTCAGGGCTTCCTGATAGTCGCTGACGGGCATTTCTTCGAAGTCGGGATAGAAGATGGTCAGCGCCGCTTCCGCCTTATCCCGCTCGTTCAGTTCCCTGTCTGTCAGGGCTACGAGGATATCGAGGATTGCGCGGTAATCAGATTGGATCGCGTATTCTGTTCCGTCGACCTCAACAGAGGTCGGCAGGGAATAGATCACTTTCCCCATCTATCAATATATTTCGCGAACAGGGGGCCTGCGCGTTTTCCATCTATCTGTATATTTCGCAATCCTCGGGTTGGTCTTCTTCTGCTCTGCCGCGAAGCTCGTGTCGATCTGATCGATCACGGCCAGCATGAGGTTGCACCATACTGGCAGGCCGTCGGCCAGCGCGTAGACGTTCATAGTGCCGAACAGGTCTGCGCAGACAGGCTTGGCAAACAGGCCGTCGATCATGTCCCGCATTTCCGCGTCGCGGCGGCGGGCAATGGCGAAAATCTCCTTCTTGTCCGCGCAGTGGTCGACTTCGGCCTTATACGCCTCCTGCTTCCTGTCCAGCTCGTCAAAGGTGTTGAAGATCTGTTCGACAAATGCGCTGTCGGTCGGGTTGAAGGAAACTTCCGCCGCGTCGTTCAGCTTGAACGATACGATACCGGTTTCAAATTTGATTTCAGGCATTGCGATTCCTCCTTACGCTGCGTCTGGCGTGAAGGTAATAGCCCCGTTGGCGCCAACCGCCGCCGTGCCGGTCGTGCGTTTGCCGCCGAGCGTCACGTCGATGGGCATACCTACCGAGCCGCCGCCCTCGCCGCCGAGGCTGGACGGCTTGACCATAGACGCGTCGTAGCGCTCCGCGAAGACTGCCGTCTTGGCCGTTCCTGCATAATGATGGACGATCAGCACGTCCTGATTCGCCAGCGCAGCTGCGTTCTGCTGCTTGACCGCCAGATCCCAGATCTTCTTCAACGCCGCATCGCCCGCGTCAAGGTCGCACGGGTCAAAGCTCTGCGTGATAATCGGTTTCTTCATGGTGGTTCTGGTCGTTCCAAGGATATCCTTGCTGGAATCCTCCTGCCAGTCATACTCCATGCTGGAGTCTGTGACGCGAGTGCCGAACGGCGCCCAGGCGGGCGTTGAGGACTCGCCGGTGTTCAGATATGCAATCAGCAGCTCCCGGTCGATGGTCTGACCGGCCGTGGTATTAAAAGTAACTTCTGCCATAGTTAAATCACCTCATATGTCAGTTTCATTAGAATTTGATGATCCTCTGTGCCGTCCTCATACCGGGCGAACAGGGCCGAGCGGCTGACAGCTTCCATGCGCCGGACGCGCATCCCGTCGCCCAAATCCGGCGGGTTCTGCATGGCCCAATCCCCGAAGCGGTTCAGCATGGCGTCGCATTTCAGGCGCTTGTCGTTGCTGTTTCCGGGCTTGATGCGGGCGATGATCTTGAATTGATATTCCGCCTCGTGCCCTCCGAGGATGAATTTTCGTGTGATGTACGCGCCCTGAATGGTGGACAGGGCCATACTCGCCGAGTCGGCGGCGAGGAATTCATAATTAATCGTTGCGGCCGGTATGTCGTCGTCCGAGAAGGAATTTGCCCAGATCATCATCTTTCGGGAGATATCCTGTTCTTCCTCCGCAGATACCAGCCTTTTTTGCTTTTCAGCGTCCATTCTTCACCGCCTTGTCCGCTACACGAAGCCATTTATCAAGATTTTCAGCCTTTGACGCCTCGAACCAATGCGATTGCGCCTGATTGTGTCCTGACGTGTTGAACACAAGATTTTTGTCGGTCAGTACCTTTGTCCCGCCTTTCGGCGCGTAGGTGCTTCCGGTCTCCGGGTCTACCATGACTTTCCCGTAGTACAGGAACCTTGCGTATGGGCCGGGATAGATGATCGCATTCCCTTCCACCTGTGTTCTGCGGTCGAGGGAACCGGTCAAGAATGGCACATACGGGGCTGTGTCCTTTCTTGCCTGAAGCGCGACAATATGCTCCGCTTTGGTACACGCCTGCGCGATTGCCTCATGCAATTCATCAAAGCCGTCTGCCTTTACGCTGAATTTCAGCATATTAGGCCCCTCCGACTTCGAAGTGTCTCATGTCCTGGCTTCCGAAGTCCTTCATATCGACCTTTGTGACCTTGTAAACGTCGTCATAGAGCATTTCAAGCGCCTGCTCGGTCTTGTCCGGCTCCACGACTTCACCCTTGATAAAGAATGTCGTTCCGCCGTTGCCGTCCGTGGAGAGCGTCCAGATTCCGCTTTTATCAGTTGCACGCCAGAATTCTTGCGGGCCGACGTAGCGCTTTTCTGCGCCCGTCACGCCGTCTACAGCAACCGTAGAGAACGGAATGTACAGATTCACCGCATCCGCGCCCTCAAGCCCGCTCTGGCGGACGTTGGCCGCCTTGGAGGCTTCCAGCAGAACGCCGCGCAGGACGGTGATGTAGGTTTTCTCCACGTCCTTGAATGTCGCCGGGTCTGTCTCCTGCGAGACGTTGTAGATGGTTACGGTGTGGGGGAACATGGACACGGCCCATACCCCCTCGCTTTGAGTAATCCGGTCGGCCCGAGGTACGCCAGCACGATCTCACGGCGGCGCGTCTCTGTCCGCTGTATATCTGCCTGGGACAGATTTCGTGAACCAAAGCTTCGCGACCAGCCGCCGACCGTCTCGCTTGATACGGGCCTGTCGGTCGTGTAGACGAGACCGTCCAGCTTCCCAGCGTCCTGCTCCAGCTCGGCCAGCGCACAGACGCAGTTCTGGACGGCTTCGAGCTTGTCCCCGGCGGCGGAGCGCGCGCGGTTCATGGTGATGTAGTCTACGTAAGCCGATGCCTTGCGGGCGAGGCCGCAAAATTGCTCTTCATCCAGCGCCGTCCCGCGGTACACAGTCGCGTAATACTCATAATCAGCGTAGATCATGCTGCGCCCTCCTTCCGGTCAGCCTCCGCGCCCGTCATGCAGGCGCGGAGGCTCGATTTTACTTGCTGACGTCCGCGCCGATGAACAGGCCGTAAGGATCGGGCACTACCGGGATAAACAGGCCGCTTGCCTTTGTCCAGGTGGTCTTCGGGTCAGGCGTTTCCCACTGGGTGATCGTGATATACTGCTGCGCGCTCTTGTCGGTGTACGGGCCATAGCCCTTTTCTTCCGGCGTCACGCCCCACAGGCCAACGCCGAAGGAATTGGCCGTGCCGTTGGACAGGAACGCAACCTTGTCCTCCGGGAAGAATCGATGCGTCTTTTCCGCGCCGTTTGCGGCCTGCGCCTTATAGCGCTGGTCGTTGGTCGTGATCTGGCCGAAGCCGAACAGCTCGGTAAAGAGGCTGCGCAGCTTCTCGGTGGTGACGTATGTACCAGCGCCGACCGTACCGTATACGAGGGTCTGAATGCCCTTGTTGGACGCGAGTTTGCGCAGGATCTTCGTACCGACGACCATTTCGCTCAGGGCGTGGCCGGAGGCCGCCGCCTGATCCGCGATGGCCTGAAGCTGGCCGACGATATCAGCATCTGCGCCGAAGTCGATCTTGAAGCCGGTGTTTGCGGACGGAACGCCGTAATCGACGGTCATGTTGAGATTGTTTTCCTTGATGGTCATCTTGCCGGTCGCGATGACTTCCATCTTTGCAACTTCGGTTCTGACCTTGACCGCATCGGCCATGAGGCGCATATCGTCGAAGACATAGCTCACGATTGCGTTGTCGGCATATACGCCGTTTTCGTTGAGCAGCTGCACCCGCTCGGACTGGTTGATCTTGCGCTTGATAAACAGCTTCTCAACCTCTGTCTTTTCGAGCGCGGGGCGCGTGGCGATCTCGGCCTCGGTGTCAAAGGCGTGGACGGTCGCCATCGTGGGGATCTGTGCGCCGTTTGCGAGGCGCAGGTACTCGGCCTTGAGGCTTTCGGTCTTCTGGTCCGGGAACAGCCGGTCGCCGAGGTACGCCGGGCGTGCGACGGAAATGTTCTGCGAGAAATCCAGACGGTCAGCGTCGGAAATCAGTTCAAGAATGTCAGGCATGGTGTTTTTCCTCCTTCTTTAGGCCGTAGTCCACACGGGGTACAGGGTCACATTGCCGGTCATTTCGACCTTGGAAACAGCTTCGCCGCCCTTAGACGTGCTCCAGCCGGTCTGGGTGTTGCCGCTCTTGGTCAGCGGATATTCGGTCGAGACGTCGGCATAGGAGCCCTCTGTGTAGACGTTCTCGTCGACGGGCGGCGTGCCGCTGCCGTCGTTTTTGTCGTAGGTCACGGTATAGCCGCGCGTGATCTCCGGCGCGTCAACAAATGTGAAGCCCTTGCCGGACAGCGCGGTCTTTGCTGCGGAGGCCAGCGACAGGCGGTCTGCCAGCACACGGCCCGCGACCATCACGGAGCCGGGCATATTGCCGTCCGTCACATCGATATCCTCAAACACGATGCCGACGGCGTTCGAGTTGTCGGACGGGAACGGCGTACCGGCCTTTACGATCTTGTACTTGCCGTCCTGCACGCCCATCGACGCGGGGATTTCACGGGTTTTCAGGACGAGGCCGACTTCGCTTTCGAGGAAATTCGGCCTGACTTCTGCTTTTGTGTTTACAACGATAGACATTTTTCAAATCACTCCTTGTTTGGTGTCTGCGCAAACTGCGCGTTGAACTGCTGCGCGTACATTGCGCCCTTGCTCTTTGCCGCCGGTGCGCCGCCCTGGCCGACGGGCTTGACAAATGTGGGCGCAGGCTTGCCGGACTGGAACGCGGTCGGGTCTGCTTCGAGCTGGGCCTTGTGCCACTCGTCGAAGCCGGTCAGCTCGCCGTCTTTCAGTTCAAGGTGCTTCTCCTTGAGGTCTGCAAGGTAGGCTTTCTCTGCGGCTTTGGAAGAGAACTTGACGCCCTTGGCCGTGATCGCGCGGGTCATGGCGTCGGCGTAGTCGCGGCTTGCGAGCTGCGCCTTGTAATCCTCGGTTTCCTTGGTGTACCGGCCCTGAAGGTCTTCGAGCTGCTTGCGGAAATTCTCAGCGTCTCCGCTGGACTTCCGCAGGTCTTCGATATCCTTGTCGCGGTCGGTCAGCTGCTGCCGGGCGGCATTCAGGTCTTCTCTGGCCTGATCCGCTTTCTGCTTCTCCCGTCCAATGTCCCGGCTGTTCTCGTCAAGGATCTTGTCGACGGTATCCTTATCAAGCCCCAGCCCTTCCAAAAAATCTCGCTTCATAGGTTCTCCTTCACAGCTTCGCTTTGTTCTCGCGGGTCGCGTCCGCTGCTGCCCCGTAGTTTAGCGACTTCGGGCCGGTCAAGATTTGATAAAACAAAAAGAGCCAACTACTAAGAAAACCTCAGTAGTTGGCTCATCGTGCCATTCCGCGCGCTCGATTGCGCTGCGGTATCTGTATTATTTTTTCAGCTCTTCCGCCTTGATGATCTGCGCCTTGACTGTCCCATCCTTCATGCGTTTCAGTTGGACGCGGAATCCGGCGGCAAGCGCCCGCTCGATGGCGGCTTTCAGTTTTTCGTCGATCATACGGCGTTCCTCACGGGATCAGGTCTACAATGCCCTTCGCGGCATTATAGATCCGCTTCATGATCGCGTTCTCCTGCAAGTATTCAAGCCCCTGCAGCGTGATCTGAATCCGGCGCTCATTCCTCAGGTGCATTTCGCCCGTGACGTCGGTATAAAGCTCCGCGCCCTTGATAAGCCCCGCGTCCTGAAGCATTTCCAGATACCTGTAGAGACGTTCTCCGGACACCTGCATGGAGTCCAGGCCGAAGCTCTCCACGCTGAACGCCGGAAGATCCATCGCGCGTTCCAGCGCAGACAGCATTTTATAAATCGCTTTGAAGTTGTCCATTTGAATTTCCCCCCTTGCATTTTTTGTGAGAGTGTGGTATAGAATAGATAAGAGCCGGTCGCTGTCCACGACCCCTTCCCAGAAGGGCGAGATGGTGTGTCGGCTTCTTTTTTTATTTTCTTTTTACGATTCTCTGCACTTTTCCATTTCGGATTTCAATGATCTCATCAACCCACTCAGTATCCTTTCTGGCAAATATTTTTTCAATTTGCGCATCTATTGTTTTTTCGTCAAGCTTGGTCTTGGTGACATCCAGAATAAACCGCTGCCCCTGCTTGGCTGCCTTTTTCACACGATTGAAAATCGTATTTCCCCCGGCTTTTTCTCCGAGCGTTTTCAGGTCATACGCTTCCCCTCGGAAAATATAGTCCGGTGTGGACACCCCCTGCGGATTATTGACACGCGGAACTAGCCCAATTTCGCCGCCGAATTCCTTTTCAAGGAGTCCGGCAATTTCTTTTTCGTGCTCTGTGTGGTCAAGCACGACATTATGCCCGTCGACCTTGTATGTAACGCCGTTTGCAGTATACTCCTGCAAGTCCTGTACAGTGTGGCTGTTCGGAGTGGCCTCCGCGCGCCACTTTTCCGTTACGTCGGTGTATCTCGGCTGAAAGCCGGCGCTTTCTGCTGGTTCTGTGTTGGTCGGAGGTTCCACCCGCTCAACCGTTTTCGCTTTGCTGGCCGCAGCCTCGGATTTTGCGTCTGTATACAGAACCCTTGTCCGCTCCGGCTGCTCTGGCAGTCCTGCTGCCTTGCTGAAATCATGGTATTTCGTGTTCAGGCGGCGCAGCTTGGCTGCTGCGGCGGTCTCCTTGTCCTTTTGTCCGGATGCTTTATAGGCGTTTTTCAAACGCTTCTGTTTGCGAATCGACCGTTCGAGCCGTCTTTGCATTTGGGTCGCTTCGTACGCGGTATATTTCTTCCCGTCAAACTCGCAGCCGAGACCATCATCAATGTGTTCCAGCTGCTCCTCGGAATAGGTTGGCTCCATGACGCCCGGGATATAGGCGTGCTTATAGTGTCGGCAATTTGCGCCGGTCAGGCCGTCTACATAGCCGTAGCCTGTCGTTTCCACAAAATCTTTGTACTGTCCAAGCGGGTCAGGCTCCCCGTTCTCGCTTTTGTAATAAATGCGCCCCTGCCAATCCTTGTGGCTCGACCACGGGGACGGGCCGGGCTTGTCTCGTGCGCCGGAGTGGGCTGTGATCTCAAAATACCGGGTATCCAGATATTCCGCCGACTGGTCGGAATACTTGTCGCAGATTTGCGCCACGCCCGTCATAACGGCCCGGCGGGCGGCCACGTCGATTTGATCTGTGTGTCCGCTCTCATAGTCTACGACTTTGATTCCGCTTTCTGCCAGCTGCTTGACGGCGTTGGCAATCGCCTGATTATAGCTGATCGCCCCGCTCTGAATTTGCAGCGTTGACGAATTTAGGGCCCACTGATATGCTTGCGCAGGCGGAAGCATTCTCTGGCCATTGTCCACTAAAAACCCCAAAGATTGCGTCAGATTTCGGAATTCTCCGAGCGTCTGCCTGCGGATCGCGTCGATATCGGAGGCGTCTACCAGCCGGTCAGGCTTCGTTACATCGGCCAGCGTAATAAGGTCGTTGTAATATCGCCGGTTGCGCTCCACAACATCGTCGAGCAGCTTGTTCAGTTTTTCTTCGCTGACGTCCGCTGTCTTCTGGATGGCCCTTTTGATCTTCTTGAGATCAATGCCGTGCGACCGCAGCGCCCGGATATCCTGAACCGTTACTTCGTTGAGCTGATCGGCAATTTTAAGCCGGGAACAGACTTCATCCAGCAGCGTATCTTCCAGCGCACGGAACAGCTCCGCGAGTTCTTCCGGGAGGGCGTCGAGCAGCTCCGGACTGAACGGATACTTGACCTTTCTCATTCGACCTCAGCCGGGGCATTTGCATCTGTCATGTCCTGCGCCCTCGGCAGCATTGCCTTTGCAGTCGCTTCGCCCTCGCCGTACCATTTTGCGCGGTATTCCCAGTGGTTCATAATTCCATCAGCGAGGTCAAGCCGGTCGTTTGCCCGCTCTTGTTCCTTCTTCTCAGCGTCGTCAAGGATGGAATCGCCCCAACTGTAATCGGCGTTGTACGTCCCGGCAGGCGTGAGGTTATAGAGTGTTGCATATGTATCGAGCGCATAGAGCAGGCTGTCAAACGTGTGCTCAAGCGCCGTCTGGATGCTGTCGATCAGCACATATTTGCGCTGCTTGCTGTTGCGGATCTCCGTCGCCGTCTTCTCGATGGTCTGCGGGTCGGAAATATCTCCATAAGCCAATCCGACGTTGAACTCGATACGGCGAAGCGTATTCTGGAAACCTCGGTAGATTGCTTCGTCGCGGATCTGCGGCTCGATGTACTGAAAGAATTCTCCGCTAGGGGAGAACGGTCCCAGTTCAAACATACGCTTGTTGAACATATCCGCAGTCGAACTCGTGCCATCCATCAGGACTTTGCGCTCGCTGGAGCGATATTCCCAGCGCAGGCGCTCCCACTGCTCATCGGCCTGCTTGATCAGCTGCACAGTAGCCGCGTCTCCGTAGACGGACATTCCGCAGGGGCTGTTTGCGTCCGTTGTGTTGGCCGCAGGCGGGCGGAAGTACGCGAAGAGCGGCCCGCTCATATTCTGGATCGTGATTTCCGGCTGAATGTCCGCCCATTCCGGGACGGCATTCAGGGGTGCTTCCGCGCCGACCGTGCCGGAGGCGTCGCTGTAATATGCTTTATTGCGGATCGTATAGGTCGTGCCGTCCAGCTCGTGCGATTCGAGGCGGATATAATACTTCCCGCCCACTTTCGCGGGCTTGTCCCGGAAGACGCCTCCGATGCAGCGCCCGGCAGGATCAAATTTCGTCGGCTGGAACGCCGCCGCGCCGGTCACGTCGACCAGCAGCTGCTCACCGTAGATATACGGCTTAAATGCCACGCCGCCGAGCGCAAGCCCCAGTTCTAAGGCGCTGTGAAAATTCTCTTCCGCCCGCTCAAAGCAGTCTTTCAGATAATCCGCACGGGCGCTGCCGGTGATGTTAGCCGTCAGCTCGGCCAGCGTCGGTCGCGCGATCTCCCGGCAGATCGCCGCCGGAAGCCCGACAGCAATGACATCGCACGTCTGCCAGGGTGGATTTCCAATAAACATCGCGTACCAGAGGCTTATATTCTGCTCCATCTTCGGGCTGACTGCCGGAGATACGCCGAATTCCCGCTCGGCAACCGCCTGCGGGAAAAGCATATTCCGGAACCACCCTCGAATGTTTGTCAAAAGGCTCATTTCTTGATTTCTCTCCTCAAAACGGTCATACAGAAATAGCGAATCGCGTCCATGCAATGGTCGTTTTCTTTTATCACGCGGTCTTCTCCTGCGTCCTTGTCCCAGCTATAAAGGCCAAATTCTCGAAACGCATTTTTGCAGCTCTCGTGAAATTTGATGATTCCGCTTTTGATGCAGGCCCCCGTGAATCGAATGCCGTCCAGCACGGCGTTGTTTGCTTTCCATACAGAAAACTTTCCGTGCCGCCGGATGCACTCGGCAAAGGACGCTGCCGATGGGTCGAGCACGACACGCTCAATGCGGTATCCGTCCGCGAATGCCTCTAAGTCCTGATAATATTCCTCATCGGTCTTCTGCCGCCCGCTCTCGCGTCCGCTGTGGTAATATTCCTTCTCCATGACGGCCCTGCCGCCATATTCCCGCCACAATGTAAAGACGGTAGGGTTCTGTGTGCCGTAGTCCGATGAGATCCAGTACCGCCCCGGCCCGCCCCGCTCACTTGCGACGTTGCGTTCGCGGTCGAACATCGGGTATACGAGGCCTTCGGCTATACACCGTGCGCCAAGGATATCTCTCCTGTACCAGATACTGTTTACGTCATACTGGCTTTCAATCTCCGCAAGCCGCGCATCCGTAATTGTTGCGTTGTCGCGGATGGTGAAATGCTGGTAGTTGTACTGCCCGCCGAGCCGTTCCGGGAATCTATCGATGTAGTTTTGATAGATCCAGTGCCCAGGCGAGGACGGGTTTAAATCCCAGAACACACGGCGCAGCCTTGCGGCAAGCTGCCGGTTAAATGCCTCTTTGATCGTGTCCTCGTGGTGCAGGTTGATTTCTGTCGCAATCCACATTCCGTATGAATTGCCGCGAATTTTCTTGAAACTGTCCGCTTTTGCCCCGCCCGCGAAGATCACCACATAGTCGCGCCTGTGAGATTTTATCACAAGCGCCTCGTTGCCTTTGTACTTCGTCCAGCGGCAGCGTCCGCGGAAAATATACTCGAGTCCGAATCCATTCGCGTCTCCGATGTTCAACTTCGCGTTGGCCGCCGTGGAGCCTGTCGCAAGGTGTATTCTGTCCGGCGTGCCCTTTTCTATCAGCGCAGCAAAGGCAGCTATGTTGTCGATGGTCTTGCCCGCTCGAACGGCTCCCTCTGCGACCGAGATCGTGCAGCGCATTGCGCGCTGTATGTACGCCTTGTGTTTTTCCCCAAACACGGGGTTGATGGTCCTGGTTTTCATTCAATCCCCGCTTCTTTGAGATAAGCGTCCGTATCCTCCGCGTCAATGGATTCTTCCGGCTTGTCTGTCTGGCCGAGGTACTGCTTCCCAAGCCAGATTGCCATTGTCGCATTGTTTTCAGCCAGCCGCATTTGGTGGCGGCGGAGCGAAATTTTCCCTCTGCCTCTCTGCTGTTTAAAAACATCAGCAAAGGAGGCTCGGTATGTCCGCATGCACCATGCGTTTAGCGTCTTGTCCGATACCCCGAACCAGCCGCAGATCTCCTCAAGCGTGCATTGCAGGCCGCAGAGGTTCTCGAACTGTTTCTGGTCTATTTCCTTTTTCGGCCTTGCCATACACGCCCTCCTTTCTGCGTTGGCGTTTAATAAACTTCTCCATGTCCCGCTTTAAATACGGGCTATTAGTTTTGGTAATAATCGCCTGCGCTTCTTCAATCGTCATTTACCAACACCGCCTTTTTGCCAGTAAACTTCTCCCACCGATCAATAATGACATCCGCATACTTCGGATCGTACTCCATGCAATAAGCGTGTCGGCTATTCTGCTCCGCCGCCATAACCGTTGTGCCGGAACCAGCAAACAGATCGAGCACACTCTCACCCGGCTTACTGGAACACTGCATCTGATAGTCAAACAGCTTAATCGGCTTCATTGTCGGATGCTCCGCAGATTTGACAGGTTTATCAAAATTGAGCACCGTGGTCTGTCTGCGGTTCTTGAAGAAATAATGCTTTTTCCCTTCTGTCCATCCGTACAGGCAAGGCTCATGCGCGTCCTCGTCAATTTCGATTTCTCCATATAGGCAGGGCTCGTGCTTCCACTGGAAATCCTGTCTGCCCATCACAAGTGAGTTCTTCACCCAGATTAGGCACTGCCTAACGCGCAGCATCGCGTCTTTGCACGCGCCGCGAAAGTTATATCCCTCGCTGTCTGCGTGCCAGATGTAGAACGGAGCGCCGGGTTTCATAACCATTGCTGCATTTGAGAACGCGTCCGTAAGAAACCGCCTAAACGTGGAATCTTCCATGTTGTCGTTCTTGATTTTACCGGCAGCGCCCTGATAGTCCACATTGTACGGAGGGTCTGTGAGCAGCAAATCCATTTGTGCCCCCCCTACGAGCTTCTGTACGTCTGTCAAAGACGTGCTGTCTCCGCACATAAGGCGATGGTCTCCGAGCTGGTACACATCACCAAGTTTACTCTTCGGCTCTGCCGGTAAAACAGGATCGTAGTTGTCTTCTACAACTGACGTGTCGAGTTCATCACGCAGTCCCCAATCAAAGTCAAACGCCGACAAATCCAGCCCCGGCAATTCCTCTGCCAGCAGGTCAAAGTCCCAATCGCTCTCGTTGCTCTTGTTATCCACAAGTCGAAGGGCATTCACCTGTTCCGGTGTCAAATCGTCCACGCAGACGCACGGCACTTCTTCCATGCCCAGCTTCTTTGCTGCTATAGCGCGGCAGTGGCCGATTACAATCACGCCGTCGCGGTCGATCACAAGCGGCTGCACAAAGCCGTATTGCTTGATGCTCTCCGCGACGTTAGCAATCTGCCGCTTATCGTGCTTCTTGGCATTATTCTTGTACGGCGTGATTTCGCTCAGTTTCTTTTTCGTTATCTCCAATTTGCCCAGCCTTTCTTTTTTGCTCGAAACCTTCGGAAAAATTGTCTTGCTGGCCCGCTCGCGGCGTGCGCCTTGCTTCACTCGTCGCATCCACGTCTCACTGTGGCCATTTTTATTTTTGCATCCCGCTCGAAGGGCCGCTTTTGCGTTCACCTTTGCCGCACTGAGAAGAGGCACGGCTCTTTGATTTTATAATCTTGCCCATAATGCTGTATTCCGCCGCTGTTCATGGTCTAAGTTTTTCTTTTTGGCGGCGGATCAGGCGGTTTTCTTCTCGGCCGATGGTCCCTCCGTGAACGCGTCGCCATCATTGCTTATATTTTGTCATGTTTTTTCTCTTATTTTCCCCCAACTGGGGGAATGGCCGTTAATGCTTGCGTCTTCCGATCAATTTATCCGTTGAGATATCAAAAAAATCAGCTATCTTTACCACAGAGTCCATGGACGGGCGGCGCTCTCCGGACTCGTATTTTCGGATGATATCCCGCGATAGTCCGCAGCACTCCCCCAGCGCCTCCCGCGACATCCCGTAGCGTTCACGCAGCTTCTGCAGCTGCTCCGGGAACCCCGGCGGTGTGGCTGCATTCTTCTTTTTGCTGTTTCCTCTGCTCACGTTCTGCATCCTCCGTCCCTTTCTGGCTCTATGCCCTTGCAATCGGATATATGGCGATACTTGGCGCAGCAATTCTCGCAGCGCCAATCGAAGCAGATACAGTCTCTCCGGGTGCATACCGGTTTTCTGTCTGCATGTGGGTGCTTATTTCCTTTCTGGCTCATGTCGATCGCTCCTTTCCCCCTGAAACGCTACACATTTACAAGGCTTAATTTAAGCGGCTCCCGTTCCGCTTGTGCTCTTTTGGATCGACTACATATTTATAGTATTGATACCCGTACTTTGTCGTCCGGGCCTCGACGAGGATATAGCCTCGCGGGGCGACAGGCGGATGCTTTGGGCTGTACTCGCGCACGGCCTCGGTTGCAGGTTCCGGCTCGGGGCGGATGCAATTGCGCGTCGCCTTGTACCGGTGGCCGCCGAATTCTTTTCTCCAGTGCGCATGCAGGTAACTGGCAAGTGCTGTGTAGTCCTGGCCGTGGTCGACCTTGTTTCCCTGCTCATCTATATAATAGTTGTGCTTTCGCAGGTGCCGAACCTCGATCACGTTGCCGAGCCCCCAAAGCCCGCCGATGGCTTCTTCCGGGATCCCCTCTGTTACCAGGTGCAAGTGGAAGCGATTGGTTGTTTTTCCTCTTCCGTAGAAAGCAACGATTTTGGCCTCCGGATAGTGATATTGCATACGGCGCACAAGGTTGTCGCGCACTCTGCGCATTTCCTCTGCGGTATGTACCTCGTTTTCTGCATCCAATGTCAGGGTGGAATACAGGCTTGTGGGCGAGAAATTGGCGTTCATCAGCGCAACGAGCCGATCCAGCGATTGCTTGCTGTTGAATTCATCGCGCTCTGCCTGCGTCTGGAAGCGCGGCTTTCGCGGCTTGCTGGTCTTCTTGTCCGCGCCATCCGATACGGTATACACGATCTGCGTACATACCGCCCCTGTAAACAGGCGGCGCTTGTGTCTCTTTGCCATCATCCACACCTCTTTCTCCCGGGCGGACAGAGCCGTCCGCCCCTACAGGTCTTCTGCCCGCTCAAAGCGTGGCCGGAGATTCCGGCCACAGTTTCAACGGCCAGTTCGTGTATCCGCATGCTTTGCATGTGCATACGTCTGTCTCAGCGTCCCATTCGCAATCTGATGCCCCGCATTTCGGGCAGTGCCCCCACGCGCCTCGCGCTCCTTTGGGATCTGGCCCCGGCCCATTCAGCTTTGCATACCATGGATCCCCTTTCGGGCCCAGATCTTCCTAATGTGCGGTATGCTCACGATTATCCCCGCGTGCCTCTCTTGCCTTCTCGATCCGCATTTCCAGCCGTGCGAGTTTCTGCTGCCGGATTTTCTGCACTTTTTTCTTGGCGCCATACAGCTGCTCCAGCTCCTCCAGCACGATCTGCACGTCTGCAATCTCCTCGGCGATCTCATCAAGGTTATCGATCCGTCCATCCCCAAGATCTGTCCGCGCCGCAAATATCGTCCGCTGCGCCTTGCACAGTTCCTTCGTCAGCTCTGCCATTTCTTCGATGGCAACCGCGAGCTGCAGATCCACGCCGAACGTCTTGATCGCAGACCAATAGAGTTTCCCCGTGTCAGTCATTCTGCGCCGCCTCCATTTCCTTGCGCTCCTGCATAAATCCGTGCAGGAACAGCTCCAGCAGCGCGGCGGCGCGGTTGCACAGCTTTGTGAAATCCTTCTTGCCGATCTGCAGCTTGCCGGTCGTGACGACCTCCGTGTCCACACCGCCGATGATCTGGATCGTCGGATTCGGCTCCAGCGTCTTTGATCCGTCGTCCTCCACCCGGTAGAGCGGCGGCGTAGAGCGCTCCATGATGATCCGCGGCGGGTATGCCTCGCCGTGGAAACTCGCGTCCCAGAATTGATTGTCGTAGTCCGCGACAAACTCATCCAGTTCTGACGCGAACAGTCCCATGATTCCTGCCATTTTGATCTCCTTTCATACTTCCACGCACTCATTGGCGCGGATATTGATTCTTTTGCCGCCGGACTCGATCACATATCCCGGCGCTTTGAACATTGGGTACCGCTCCGCTTGGTATGTGGCTCCGATCCTTGGCTGGTATTCCGGCCATACCGGGACTTTGGCCGTTATGCGAATTCGGACGAGCCTGTGCGGCAGGCGCTTTTCTCCTTCCGGGCTCTCGGTGCGCAGACCCTCCAGCTCCTTTTCCAGTTCCCGGCGGCGCTGCTCCAGTCTTTCTGCCTGCACTTTCCCGCGGCACTCCTTCGAGCAGCACCTTGTCTCCATCGTGATCGCGCTCGGCACTTTGTAAAATGTGGCCCCGCAGACCTGGCAGACCAGCGCGACCTTGTTGGATTTGCCCATAGTTTCACACTCCTTCGTCTGGGGGCCGGTATTCCGGCCCCCGTAGGCAGGACGGGCTTTCACCGTCTGCGCACCGGCGCGCCGCGCTCGCTTGTCAAACGCTGCGCATTTCCGGGCGAGCCGCCCTTGACTGCCATCAGGCGGCTTATAAAAAGGAGGCAAGCGATGCACGGGGCCTATGCGATACCCCGTGTGGGATGACGTTTTTGCGCACGTCTCACGCGCTTTCCCGGCGCACGTGCTTGAGGGATTTTCCGTGCGCCGGGTGCAAAGCCGGGGTTTCCTCCCGCAGCCGTCTCATGGCGGAGCGCCTGCGGCATAAGTCCGATAAAATATGGTCCCCGGCTGATTGCCTATTCCTTGGTGCTGATATCCTTGTGCAGCAGGCCGTCCGCGGTGGCATGTCCGCCATCGATTCAAACCGCAGCCCGCTCATTCTGTCACGCCTCTACTGCAAAAATCGTCCGGTGCAATCTCCATATCGCTGATGTCGCAGATGAGAAAACCGTTAGCGTTAATCGTCGCGTTAACAAGATGCTTGCAGTCCCTGCACCGCACCACCTCCGCAACGTCGGCGGCGGGCATATCCGAGATGGATTGCAAGTTTTTTGCGCTGCACCCGTCCTGCATTAGTTTCATAAGCGCCGCCTCGCGGCTTATATAATCACCCGCCATGCCGCACCTCCACGCCTGCCATTTCAAGCAACCCGTAAATGTCCGCTTCATCGCTGTTCGCGAGGAAATTGTCATTTTCGTCGTAGTAGTTGTACGCCGTGTATGCTCTGGCTTGGATTCCGGCGTATTTCTTGAGCAGTTTATTCGCCCCCTCAATTCCAAACGTGCGGGCATCTTCCAGCTCTTCCATCTGCGATTTTGAGATAAACTTAGCCATCATTTACCCTCCGGTTCCATGCCTCAACCGCTTGTTCTTCCGTTTCGTAAATATACACACCACCCAAAATCCCGCCATCGCACTCATAGCTTGCGATCGGGCATTCCGGGTTGTCCTCGTGAGCATGGTGAAGCACAAAGCCAAGCCCACTATAGGGACGTTCTCTATAGGACTCATCATGCAGATTTCCTTCGTCATCGCACAGAACAAGGCTAATTTCACCGCCGCAGAACGGGCACGGTTTCAGTTCAGACATCCTTCTTGCCCTCCATTTCCCGCAAAGCCTTCTCGGCTTCTTCGTGGGTCAGGAATACGGTCTTGCCGATGCTCGTGCCATCGTTACGCAAACGGTACGCACAATACCCATCCGGCTTACGATTACAAGTTGACATACAGAAGCTGTCTTCGTCCGTGCACACAGTTCTGATGTCCGGCGCTTCAAGCTCCATTTCTCGTGGCACATTGTCTCGCCCGATTACCCATAGTTTTTCGCCCACCTTACACGGCAGCACGACCACGCGCCCGTCCTTGTCGGCCTCGGCAAGCTCGCGGAGGCGGGTATAACTGCAAACGCTCTCCAAATCAGCAAGACGCATCAGCTTCAGCGCGATCTCGTCTGCCTTATCTTTCGGCAGGACTTCCTCCGGCTCAAGCCCCGTGTCCTCGTAGGCTTTCAGCCGTCCGTACAGATCACGGACCATCTTGCGGAAAATATCCTTGCCAAAGCCGTTGCTCGTTGGGCCGTTGATCAGCACGTTGAGCGTGCTGTCCCGGCTCTGCTTCCAGTCGATTTCCTTGCCGCCGATTGCGGCGTGCAGGAATCGGTCGGTATCCGGGTCTACGTTGATATTAGGACTTGTCAGTCGTTCCATGTCTCTTCCTCCACATACCGCCAGCTCTGCGGCGGGCGGGTGATCGGCTTTGGTTTTGCCTTGAGCGCTACCTCTACCTCATTTGGCACAGCGTAAAATTCCCGCAGTTCGCGCGGGGTGTCGTAAATCTTGAGATTGGAGATGTGCCAGCCGAAGCCGGTGGCAGCTCCGAGATACTGGTGCAGCTCCGCAGGCTCTAGGCAGGTTGGCCGCGCAGCATCCGACGGGATTCTTCCCGCGCCGTTAATGTTGATGATCTGATCGCACAGAAATTCCCCGATGACCTTGCCATTCCCCCGATATGCTCCGCCGCATTTAGCAGCCTTGAAAACATCCGCTATTTTATCAGGATGGAGATACCGTTCCCTTTCCTTCAAAATCCAAAGCATATCAGCGCTCTGCGTGCAGTAGATATAGCACTTAAACGGCACACCGCACTTCGGCGCGGTCTTGCGGATTTCGACCGTTTTACTCCCGTTCAGGATCTTCCGAGCCCACTCCGGGCGGATGCTGATCAAAACAGCTTTGCTCATGCTCTTGCCTCCTGTTCCAATTCTGCGCGGAACCGTTGTTCCAGTTCAAACACGCCGCGCGGCTTGCCTTTGTAATAGCCTTTCATTGGCCTGTCTATTTTCCGTTGCAGGTCTTTCAGGCGCTCCCAGTATTCCGGCAGGTAAATATACATATTCCGCAGTTCCCGCAGGTTCTTGTTGCAGCAGCACCAGCACGAAACACGGTCCAGCACGTCATAAAGGCGGATCGTGCCCTCCAGCCACGAAAACCCGTTTTCATAGCAATATGCCATGGCGTCGGCTTCCGGCATGCCCCACTCCGCCAGCGGGTGCAGTTTATACGGCTTCCGTTCTTTTTCCAGTCGCGGCGTTTCGTCGGCAGCTATGCCAACGTAAACCATAGCGTCCCGCGCCTCCGCGTACCTGTCTATGGCTTTCAGCTTCCCCGTGGTTCCCCAGCGGCAGAGGCCGCCACACCAGCCATAACCTTGGTGTGTGCCTTTCTGCTTACTGCAAACCGGCCTTTCCAGCATATCAAACAGGAACGGGTTTTCCGGCTCCAGTCTGGTGTACTTGATCCCCAGCTGCTCCAGGCGGGGTAACATTTGATCCCGTGTGTGGTAAATCGCCTCAAACTCCATTCCAGTATCGTAGAAAACCACCTCATTCAGCGGGTAGCCCTTGGCAATCAGCATTAGGAGCATGGCCAGGCTGTCCTTGCCCCAGCTGACACTTGCAATATGCCATTTCATTCCGCTTTTGCACCTCCAAACGCCACCAGGTCGAAACAGGCCTGTTTCCCAACGTGCTGGCACCACGCCCATTCCAGCATGGCGCCGCGGCTGTACACCATCAGCTTTTCGCCCTGGATCTCCATCCGGTCGGCCTCGATATTGGTGATATCCTGGCCGGCGTCACACACAAACCTCATACCAGCGCCCCCGGCCTGTTGTCCGGCTGATAGCCGAGCTTGGCCACGCTGGCCGTCTGGTGGTATTCCGGCCGCTTGAAGCTGTAGCCCCAGCGCTTGGCCGCCCAGAACATGGCCGCCGTTTCGTCCGCGGCGTGTACCGTCAGCTGGCGCCCCGCGTAATTCACCACGAAATAATGCTTGCCGGTATATCCCGGCTGCTCTACGATGTCCGCGCGCTTCGCGGCCCGCTCGCCGGGGTAGCTGATACTATTTTGCCGCATAGCTTTTGCCCCTCCTGTCTTTGTTTGCCGCCCGCTCGATCTGCCGGATGGCGGCTCTGTCCGGCTCCAGGCTGATCTTGTCCCGGTGGTTGATGTCGTAGATGTGGTTCCGGATGCTCTCATAGAGCGCCCAACTGCAGCAGCGTGCGCTGCATCCCGGCTCCCGGCCGGGGCAGTCCTTCCCGCACGGCGACGGGATCTGCCGCATACGCGGCGCGTAGATCTGCGCCGTCATAGCGCTTCGTCCTGCACTTTCGTCAGCCAGTACGCCAGCTTTTGCAGCCGCGTCTCCTGTTTGAGCAGTTCGTCGGTTGTCTCATGATCGACGCGCGGCATTTCGCATAGGAGCGCCCGATCATTCTTGAGATCGTCCGCGTAGGCGTTCACCGCCTCGATCACGTCCGCCAGCTGATCCGGGCGGAAGTTGACCGTGATCTTTCGCTCCGTCACAGCCAGATCCCCGTCAAAAACGTCGTCAGCGACACGCCACCGAGGACGGCGGCGATCTCCGTCGCGTGGGCGCAGCCCGCGATGATGCACAGCGCGAAGCCCACGCCCGACAGCCAAATGCACCCCAGCCGCGCCAGCCTCCGCATGGCCTTGCGCCACTGGTAGATCGCCATGATCCGCGCCCGGCGCTCTTCCGGGCTCTCTTTCTCGATTTCCCGCGGCGGCTCATAGCCGATCCGCCGCTCTGCAAGATTGGTTCTCATTCTGCTAACTCCTTCCTCCATACCGGGCTGTCCTCCCGGTTCACGCAGTAGCGCATAGTTTCCTTGAATTCCTCGCCTATTCCCCGCTGGCAGAACGCGGCATAAAATATGTTCAGGATTCGCGCGGCAGCAGCGCTCAGTTCCAGCGCGCTGCCGGATAGCGCAGATACCGTTTTTTGCCGTCCATGCCGATCTCGACGTGTACCTTCCCGTTATCCATTGGTTTCCTCCTTCGTGTCCAGCATTTCCGCCCGCTCGAAGATCGTATCTGCGAGGCGTCTCTCATCTTCAGCGTCCTGCCTGTAGGTTTCAATTAGGTTGCGCATTTCTGCATCGCCCCAGCCTCCGAACCGCGCTTCGAGCCTTTCCGCCCTCCGGTGATCTTCGTATGCCGTGCAGCGGAGTGCGCACTCGATCACCTCCAGCTCAGTCGCGCTTAAGATCAATCTGTACATGGTTTCTTTGCCTCCTTCGTATCCGGCAGACGTTCTGCCGATTCTACCAGCTCAAAAAGCCTCCTGTATATCTCTAGCCTTTCCCGGTCGCGCTTCGCGAGGTTCGCGGCACGTTCGGCAAGCTCCTCATACACCTCGTGCGCGGCCATGTTCTCGTGCTCATTCGCCGCGTTGTTTGTCACGATCACAAGCAGCTCCAGCGTGTGCTTCAGCTCAAACCAATCGTCTCCGCTGAGAATCAGTTTCCGCATTCCGCTTATCCTCCTTCGTCTCCGGCACAAATTCCGCCGATTTTACCAGCACCTCCATGCGTTCACACATTTCGGCCTCTTTTCTGTAGCTTTCCGCGAGATATACAGCAGGCGGCCTTCTTTCTCCGGTTGCCGTTGCAGCGCGTCTTTCATGCTCGGTCGCCGCAAGGTTGGCTCTGATCGACGCCATTTCCACCATAAATTTCAAGTTTACCCATTGCTCAGCTGTAAGCATCAGCTTAACCACTCCGCTTATCCTCCTTCGTCTCCTGCATCCGCCTGACGATCTGCGCCAGCCGGGCATTTTGTGTAACGAGCTTCTGCGCGTCCAGGTCCAGCCCCTTTCGCTTCAGCCCGCCGATGATCTGCGCCGTCTGGCACTCGCACACCAGCGCCGCCTCGATCAGATCATGCAGCTCCTGCCCGCTCAATGTGAGGGTGTAGGTCTTTTCCTTCCCCATGGGTCAGCCTCCCGCCTCCCGCACGTCGCACGTCAGGCGGAAAAGGCTCAAAAGCTCCTTGATCTTCATGGCCTTACCTCAACATCGACCGGGAATTCCGTGTGGAAGTACATCTTGTAGTGGTACGGGTCTGTGTGCGTCCCGGAAATGTCCTCTACCACGTAGAGAGTGTAGTCGTTCAAGTATATGTAATTCTTCTTGTACTCGCCGGGGCCGACCTTGCAGGTCACGACCAGCTCACTGCTTCCGTTATTAGAAATGCTCATGTAACCCTCGGTCTCGAGGATGATCTTGTCTGTCCGGGCGTTGTATACGGTGATCCGGCGCTCGGATTCGAAATAATCCGCCTGCTTGCTGATGTTGGCATTGACCTTGTCTGCCTCCGAGCAGCCAGTCAACATGGCCGTAATCAGCAGTGCCAGCAGAGCCGCCGCAATCAGGGACACGACGGTGGTGGTGGTTTTGGCTTTTCTCATGGTGTTCAGTATCCTCCTTTGTTCCTCCTCATGCTCCGAGAAACCGCAAAAACGGCTCTCTCGGGATCTTTACTCTGTGCTTGCTTGTGCAGCAGACCGGGAAGCCCAGCTTTTCAGGCTGTTCCCTCGCCATCAAGCGAAGCCATTGCGGGGTACAGCCGAGCACCTGCGCCGCCTCGCTTGCGAGGATTGTGGGCTTTGACATTGCCCGGATATCGTCCAGCGTCATTTTTCCTCCTTTCTGCGTTCGATCACGGCCTTAACCGCGTCTTCCAAGCGCTTCCTTGCGCCCGGCGGATTTCTTTTCCCGTTCAAGATCATGGACAGATAGCCTTTTGTAAGTCCAAGCTCTGCGGCAAGATCGTCGTATGAAACACGCGCATTGTGCATTTTCCCGATCAGTACGCCTGTCCATTTTTCAGGCATATACACACCTCCATTCTGTTAAAATTGTTGACTGCAACGCCCCAGACGTGCTATACTGTCCTTAGCCCTTTTAGGTAAATTCGGGAGGTGGTTTTCATGACCAAACTTTTGAACTTGCCAGTTCCAGACCAAAGAAACGGCGTGATGCGTTAGGGCAAGGGGCAGCGCCAGAACTGCCAAAGTGAGCGGCGCGTCATAGAAGCGTAAGTTCGTTTTGTGTTCGCCAGTGTCAGGCAGGCATACAAGCGGAACCGACCGCGTAAAAAGGGTGTATGCCACCAGCAGGCAAGTAAGCCGTTCCCCCGGTGTGCTGCTGGGGCCTGACGATGCAGCGCGTTCTGGTAAACAACTCTGGGGAAACCCGCTCGTGAACGAACCACGGGCGGATTTTTTACGCCGCAGTCAACTTTTTTGGTTTTCTGGGTTGCGAAAGTTAACACATTGTGTTATTATGAATTTGCGAGATACATAACAACTTTTTTGACACGAGCGTTTTCGCTGGGGTCTGGTTTTGTGTTACCTTATTGAACCCTATGCGTTTATTATATTCACTAAAATGGTGAAAGTCAACCAGTTTTCACTATTTTGGTGAATATCAGCATATTCACCAATTTTGCTGAGGGATTATTGTGCTACTTGATTTAGATTTACTTCTTGCAAAACCGAAAGGCGCAGAAAATCCATTCTTATACTACCCGGAGTCTTATTCGCAAGATAAGAGTCAAAGCATTATTACAGCTGATAATAAATACGACCTCAAACGTTTTTCATCGCATGAATCGAGCGTCATACAACAGGTCATATTTACTGCTTTTTCGAAGTACCCTGCACGCTTTCAGTCATTAGGTCTTGCAAATGAAAGCTGCGTGATCGTCTATAAGCCCCGCTATGTATTGTTTGAGATTGCAACCATTATGTACGAAAATTCTTCAAAACCGGAAGATATACTAGCAGCGGCTTATGCCTACTCTCAAAAGGGGGCATCATTCCGAAAGCACGCCATATCCCTTTATAAAAAAAGCGTCGACTCTGTAAGCTTTCGAACATTGGATAAATTTGCGTCCTTGTATTCAGCGATAGTCTACTCAGACATCGCATCGCTGTATGAAAAAGAACATAACTACGAATCGTCTATCTACTGGATGAAAAAGGTTATAAAGCGTGGGGGGCTAAACAATCGATACTACTTAGAAAAGATTTCTTGCCTAGAAAATAAATCCCCACCCGCTACTCGGAAAGCCAAGCCAATTAGCAATAGTCAAGCCGAGTTTGAGAAGAACGTCCGGGCTGCCGCTTTGCATTTTATGGGAAAGTTTGATTTGCGCGTTCAGACAGACTAATATCTAGTGTGAGGTCTATATGGATTTGTATATCGAGAGAATAAAACCGTTGCTCGAGTCATCTGGCATGACTGACAAAGACATTGAGGAAGCGTTAAATTTGCCTCGCGGCGTAATATATAAATGGGGAATTGGGAAAAATAAAAGCTATAAACGATTCATCCCCGAAATTGCCAAATACTTCAATGTGTCCGCAGACTATTTGATGGGATTAGATTCCCCGTCTGCGGGCATAAAAAAAGACCCCATCCCGAAGGACGAGGTCGAAGATAGCGAAACCGCAGAACTCCGTGAAATTTGGAGTTCTGCGGATGAAAATGAGCGACGTGATTTGCTCGAAATGGCGCGTATGCTAAAGAACCGGAGAAAGCAGAATGGATGATGCAAGCAACCTTCCGTTTTCGGAAATCGAGTTGAACAAAGATGAAAGAAAAATGCTTAAAGCGTTGGCAGATAGCAGAATATTTGCGACGGATGATATTTTCCAGACCGCAAATAGGCTGAAACATTTTGGACTTGCAAATCTGCACCCAATCCCCAGCAAAGATGGTGTCCCTGTGTTATCGTTTGGCGCGTCCTGCGCAATTGAAATAGAAGAACGCGGGAAGGACTACTTGGCGTATATTGATCAGCGGAAGAAGTCCACAAAGGCTAGTCGAATCCATGACCTAGTGATTGCAGTAATCTCATTCCTGCTCGGGATGCTTACGTCTGAACATTTCTGGAATTTCCTGAACAAATGTCTGTCAGGATCCGAGGGCTAAAGTCGCTGCAAACTGCTTTAAGCTTTTTTTCGCAGACAAGCACGATGTCGCCGCCTGGGCTGGCCGCGCCGATCGCGTGTTCGCACATCCGGCACGCTTCTCCGCACTCATCTTTTGTAGAAATTTCAGTCCTGATTCTGCACAACTGCAGCATAATATTATCGTACTTTTCCTTGCTCAGAAACATTGTTTCGCTCCTTCCATATTCTAATTAGTTCTCGTTTTTCCTCTGATGTAAGTTCCATTAAATACTGAAAGCCAATATCAGCGGGCGCAATTTCTTCACCCTTATTATAGCACAGATCATCCTGAATACAAAGCATTTTGCGCCCTCCTTTTCTTAACTTCCAAATTCTATCGTTTCTTTTTGTGCAGTTTTGACCTTGAGCCTGTAAAACTCTGGTGATAAAATTATAGTACATTACAAAACCGGGAGTACTATGACTAGTGCAGGATTCTCGGTTCCCGCCGCTCGTCCTGCTCCCGGCCTACGTCCGCGACGCAGGAAAACAGGAGCGGAATGCCCCTGATGTAGTCCACGCTGACGCTATGCACGTCTGTCAGCTTCGCACCGTCGACCGTCACGTCGACCCGCCCATTGTTTACCCGGATATTGATGCACTCCATATTTTTTCCTCCTGTCATTTATTATAGAACGATTGTTCTAAAAATCAACATGGTATTATGAACAAACAGACCGCGTTATTTTTGGGAATCAGAAATCCAATGGTGTACAGTTTATGGGACTGATGATTTGATATAATATTCGGTTTGCCCGGCCCCATCGTATCTGGAACATACGGTGGGGCCATTTCAACAGATGCCGGATTCAGGAACTATCTGCTACGTTTTCATTGTACCAGATAATGTTTGTAAGAAAAGGGCGAATCCTGCGTTCTTGTCACATGTTTTGCATTTTTATATGGAAAATGTAAGAAATAAAACTGAAACTTACGAATGGAGGCGTAATCATGTCCGCAATACAGGATCTCGCTCCGTTTATCGGCGCGTATCAGGGGAAGATCAGAAGGGCAAAAGATGCAAGCGGGATGACGTTGGAGGAGCTGTCGAACGAGTCCGGCGTTTCCTTCTCTGCCGTGAGCCGATTATGCGCTGGAACACAAGCGGATCCACGGCTTTACAACTCGGCTGCGCTATGCAAAACGCTCGGGTTGTCGCTCGACGAGCTGTTCGGCCTTGAAAATCGCGTCGGAAGCCCGGAAAAGCTGACCAAGCAGATCCATCACGTCGAGCTTGAAAACGCCAAGCTGGAGGCAGCAACAGCCCTACAGAGCGCGCAGATAAGGTCTACACATACAATGTGTTACATTCTCGCCCTATTTTGTTTGCTGCTCTCCTTTACCCTGATTGCCTGCCTTGTAACGGATGCGCAGATTCGGAACGCAGGCCTCATTCGCGATGGAGATTTGACCGTAACCGCATGGGCGTGTATCGCCCTGATCGTAGGTTCAGTTCTGGCTTCTGCAATTACTTTCTACGCGATCCGAAAAGAACGTGGAGGGAAACATGGAGTGCATCAAGTGTAAAAAAGAAATTCCAGGCGGCGCGCCCTACTGTTGCTGGTGCGGGAAAAAACAGGAAGCGCGGCGAAGCCGGACACGCGGGAACGGGCAAGGAAGCGCTTACCAGCGAGGGAAGACGTGGACGGCGCGTTGGACAGAAAGAACTTACCTAGACGAGAACGACAAGCTTCGGCAAAAGATGCGAACAAAAGGCGGGTTTACATCAAAGCGCGCCGCCCTCCAATATGCAGCAAACCCTCCGAAGGAAGAGCAGCGAAGCCCCACTCTCAGAGAATACTACAAAACATATCTGCGTGGGGATTATCTATCCTTATCGGCTGATCGTCAGGGAGCGGCGGAAAAGGCTTTCGAGCGCATGAGAGAAATCGCCGACCGTGAGATCGACGCGCTTACCATCGCGCAGATACAGGATGTTATCGACCGCAACGCCAGCACCTATTACACACGGAAAGATATGAAAACCGTCCTCTCCCACTGTTATAACCTCGCAATCGCAGAAAAGCAGACAACCGTGAATCTTGCAAAGTACATAAAGCTTCCGGAATTGGAAGAGAAGTCGCCGGAACCGTTTACCGACGCCGACGTAAAAAAGCTATGGGAAGCGTATGCGAAAGACCACTTCATTGGGTTTATTTTAACGATGATTTATACCGGCATGATGCCAGGTGAGCTTCTGAAGCTCAAGAAAGATATGATTGACTTTGAAAAGAATGAGATCGTCCGAGGCGGCATAAAGACAAGGAAGCGGAAGGAAACGCCTATGGTCTTCCCGGATTTCGTTGCGCCGGTGCTGCATGAACTATGCGAAGAAAGCAAATCGCGCGTCGGAAATATCTGCTGCATAAACAAAGATAATTTTTACAAGAGATATTATGAGTGTTTGGAGCTTGCCGGAGTGCAAAAGCTACCACCTTACTCATGCCGCCATACAACCGCTACAGCCCTCGCGATGAAAAATATAGACCCGTTTACGATCAAGGAAATCATGCGCCACACGAAGATAACGACTACCCAACGGTACGTACACCCGGACATGAAAGGCATGGTCGATGCCGTAAATCAGTTGCAAAACGACTCGACAGAGTGAATTATGTATGCTACAAAATATGTTACAAACGCCAATTTCCCCAGTGTTTTCAATGGGTTTTTCTCCCCTGCTAAGGGAGTAGGCGTCTAAAAAGCGCGCGAGAGTTCAAATCTCTCCTTCCGCGCCAGAAAAACCTTGAAAACATCTGTTTTCAAGGTTTTTCTTTTATCAATTTTCCGCTGCTTCAAGCGGTTCGGGCGTCCAGAATTCCGTGTGGCGGCTGCTTTGGCCGGGGTGCGAGTCCCGCAAGCTCTACGGCGATCATCTTCCCACGGACCACGTGCTTGCCCGCCAGCTGTGCGGTGCCGCCGAAGCCGCAGCCCTTTGTTTTTTGCGCGCAGGCCAGTTCTGTGGCAGTATAAACAAAACGTTCAGAAGGACGGGATCCGAAACGGCTTTGGATTTTTCCGCTTCTTTGGCCGGTATCTTATCATGCTCTATTGCATGGAGCTCTACGATATTCTCTTTTTCGACTGGTTCCTGCTCTGCCATTCAAACTTCTTCCCGCATTTTTATCCCGAGCTGAAGGGCATCGTAGGGCCGCATATGTTCGGCTACAATAAAAGGACGCACATCCTGCACTTCCTGCTCTATATCCCCCTCTGCGCCGTGATCGCAGGGATCTGCATGATTTTTTAAACGCCCCTGCGCCGCCCTGTCATACCGGCGATTCGCCGGTATGTTTTTCGCAACTTTTCTGCACCTTCCGCTTGACAAGCAGGAATATCTGTGGTAATATATCCGAGCAGTTGAAAGACTGCAAACGCGCGAGTGGTGGAATTGGCAGACTCGCTAGATTCAGGTTCTAGTGTCCACTCCGGACGTGCGGGTTCAAGTCCCGCCTCGCGCACCAACTCCTCAGATTCTTCGGAATTTGAGGAGTTTTTCTTTATCAAGAATTCGGTTTTTTCCGCGTTTGAAAATCGCGATACCAGATTTTTACCCCCATTTTGACGCCAAATTTTTTGCTGTGAAAATGGAGGATTTTTTTATGCGCAGAACCACAATTTTGAACGCAAAACAGGTCAAACGAACGTCCTTTTCAGAAGCGGAACAACTGTTCACGAAACACTGTAAACTAGGGTGTATCTGAAAACTCCCAACGCACCCGGACAGCAGGCCTTTTTGCGGTGCGCCGCGTCATTTTTCCTTGAAATACGTCAGTATTCCTGCGAAAAAATGTCTTGCGCAACGCAAAAATCCCTCGCTGCCGGTCACATCATGAGTTTTCAGATACACCCTAAAGAATTTGAGCTCTCAAACCATGCGCTATTATGCGGAGGATTTGGAGTATTTTCATGCGTGTGTGCCGGTTCGGTATGTCGATGAAGTCAGTCAGGACGTTTTTGAAAACTTCATTGTCTCAGAGTTAGACGCAGGCAAGAAAATCACGTCCCTTAATTCGCGCATCCGGGGACTGCGCGTGTTCTTCAAATTCTGCGCGGAACGGGAATGAAAAGGAAGTAAAATGGTCCAAACACGCACCACAGACTGTGGAAATTCACTACGCCGACATTGGCTGCATGGAGAACAGACAAACAGCCGAACCCGAACAGCACAAAGAGATCCCGAAGGTATCCTGAACCATTCCCAGCTATACGCCAATGGAAAACCCGGCTGGTGCCTGAAGCACCAGCCGGGTAACCCCCGCCGCCATTGTTACCCCTGTCAGGGGACAGCAAATCCAAGCGCTGGTTTTTATACTGATCCTGTTTGAGGCAGCCCCCTGCCGGTCTGCCGGGAGACGATGGCACGCAGAATTTCTTACCGAAGCATCAGCGCAAGCACGATCAGCGTCACGCAGACAGCACAGGCTGCGGCTTCGTAGGTATAGCTTTCGCCGCTGTGAATGCGGCTGATGGCGCGGAAGGCGAAAATTGTTCCGATAAATGCAGCGGCAAGCGCCAGAATAAACAGAACGATGCTCATTTCAGCCGCTCCCCACATATGGTGCAGAACATGGCGCCGGGAATTTTGACGGCTGCGCCGCAGCGCGGGCAGCGGAGGTCAGACGGCTTCGTCTGGACCGGCTCCTCCGGCGGCTGCTGCGGTTCAGGCTCCGGGGAGAACACGACCGGCGCCCCCTGCGAAGCGGGCTGCGTCACAGCTTCGGTAAACGAAGGCTGCACAACAGGCGAGACAGGGCATACAGGCTGTTCGGGAGCAGCGGACTGCACGGGCTGTGTGGGCGGG